GTAAATAAATCTTTTGGGTTAATAACTGACCATATTAATATGCTAAGTAATATAGCTAATAATATTAAGTGAAATTTTCTATTGCTTTTCATATTTCTCCTCCACTATTTCTACTAATCTACAAAATAAACATTATTATATCATGTTTTAAAATATCACACTATTCAATTTTCAAAGATCAATTTTATTAATTACTACATACTTTCCGACTACTCTGCATTACTTACTACTATTGGATCAATAAAAATAGCAGTAATTGGATTGTTATTTTCATCCACTCCATTAGTTACTTCATCAATAGAAAATCCTTCTTTTCTATCAAAACATTCAACATATACTTCTCCTTCTTGATTTTCTTTTTCTAAATACTCTATTAATTCTTTGACTTTCACTATTTGCCACCTCACTTTTCTCTACTCTGTATCTTTTACATCAAATTGAATCCCACATATATTGTGACTAAATCCTTCGCCTATTCCACTGTATTCAAATTCAAGTCCAAATCTTAGTAATATATTCCCTATAACTTCAGTTAGTTCAATACAAATATCTTTAGGAATATTGTCTATATCAATACTCATTTTGTTTGTACATTCTTTCATTAATTCCCTCTTATCTTTACTTTTCATTAACTCACCTCTGACTATCACGAATTAATTCATGTATATTTTTTCTTTTATACTACTAAAAAGCTCCATCATCTTTTCATTTGCTTCTAATTTCTTCTCCGCTTTTTTCACATCTATAGTTTCATCAATTTTTAATACCTTAGGAGCATACCCATATATCATCATAATTAGTTCTATTGGTGTAATAATTATTAATGCAATTCCTCCTAAAAAACTTACTAATAAATCTTTTGGTTTAATAAAGCTTATATCTTTGCAAATTACTATATTTTTATATTTAAATACTACACGTCCCATTTCTTTTAATGTATTGTAGAGATCTTTGCTTATTTTCATACAATCACCTCTCTGACTATTAAATATTAAATTTCAACCTTAACAATTTTTCTTCCCTTGTTTCTTCCGCTATATCCTTTTACCATTGCCTTTGCAATTGAACCTTGATGTATCCCTAAAGCCTTTGCCAATTTATATGAGCTATCTTCAACTACCATTGGCAACTCATATTCATCTGGTGTAACTGCTAACCACAAATACTTTTTCATAATTCTATTCCTCAACTATTTGAAGGTTTTTAATATTGTAATATCCTCGAATTTCCTTTAATACTACAGCTAAATGCCTATCAAATAATACTGGCCCTTGCTTAACTGTAAAAATTTTATCCTTGTGGTTTTTAGAATTTATAAATTTAACCTTATCTCCTACTCTTGGGAATCTATCATTTGCCATTTCTATTGCTCCTTTCTAAAATGGTCCATCATCATCATTTACTTCTTGTAAATCATCCTCATTCTTCTTACCACCTATAAATTGAACTCCTAAAGGCACATCTGCCACTACTTCTGTAATATATCTTTTAGTACCATCCTTGGCATCATATGATCTAGTCTGAATTCTTCCGCTTATTGCGGCTGGGCTTCCTTTTCTTAAATAATTAGCTAAGCTTTCAGCTTGTTTGCCATAAACAACTACTGGAATAAAATCAGCTTCCCTTTGTTGCGTTTTAGAGTTATACCTATCAACTGCTAATGTTACTGTTGATACTGCTGTCCCTGTTCCTGGTGTATATCTTAGTTCAGGATCTTTTGTTAATCTTCCAATCAAAACAACTTTGTTCATTTCTATTGCTCCTTAAAATATATTTTCTTGGCACTCTACTTGTACTAATTCCTCTTTATCTAAATATCCATAATCTTTATTTAATTCATAGTTATCTGTGTAAAATCGTCTTCTATATTTGCAGAAATTTAAGTCTACACCAAACTCATAGCCTCTCATTCTGTCTTTTAGAACTTCTACATAAGCATCTTTAAGAGTAGAATCATTCTTCTTTTCTTTTTCACTGTTTTTCTTAATAGCTATTGCATAATCAGCTAAATTTGTTATATCTCCTGTTCCAGCAACATCAAACTTGGTAACCTTAGAATTTCCTTGTTGTGGTTTTCTCGGATGCGCCACTAAATGAACTATTGCACCATATTTCCTAGCAAAATTTTTAAGCTTATTAACAAATATCTTTTGTGCCATATATTCATTCTTGTAACTATCCTTTAAATCGATTTTCATAAGATTGTCTATTATAAAAACCTTAACTCCTTGATTAGCCATTTTGTTCATATCTAGCAATAATTGATCTTCATCTGTTGTTAAACTATCATCAGTGTATATAAAAAGCCGATCCTTAATCCATTTATCAATGTATTTAACTCCAATATTTCCAAGAGTTTTATATTTATGTCCCTTAAAGCTCTTCTCTATAAAATGTTCCTCATTTGCTAATGTTGGATATAACCAACTTTTTAAATTTGAATTTGTAAGTTCTGGACTATATGCAAATACCTTATAACATTGACTTAGACTTTCTGCTATACACATTTGATTTAAAAATGTACTCTTCCCATTTCCGTTATACCCAGTTATTATATTTAAACTTCCCCTCACAAAACCTAACAGCTTTTCATCAATCTTATTAAATCCTGTTGATATTTTCTCCATAGAATATATATCAACAATTTCAACCTTATCCAATGTTGTTATTGTATTTGTATCGCCTATCTTAGATTTAATAAAATCAATATTTTCAAAACGCTTTTTTATATCTTCATCTGTTGTTATCTTTCCAGCTTGTATGTCTTGTGCAAGTTTTAATCTTTCCCTTACAATTCTTAAGTTAAGCAACTCATTAATGTATGCTGATAAATCAGAATAATCTATAGTTTCAGCAACTAACTCAGTTATATAGCTTGGCAGCACTTTGTATTTAACAGCAATCTTAGCAACTATTAATGGATCTGTAGTATTTTTTGAAGAATAACATTCTAATAAGCTATTAAAAACATTTTGATTTCTAGTATTATAAAAATCTTCTGTAGTGACACCCCTATCAAGCAACTTAACAAAATTTTCTTTTGATTTTATGCAATTTCCTAATAAAGCTTTTTCAATGTCTATGTTAAATCTGTCCATGTATAATCACCTCTAAAACTCTCTTATTCCATCATCAGTAATATTTTTATCTTGGTTACTAGATTGACTATAATTATCATCTAAATAGTCCTCATATCTGCTATAGAAAAATGTACTTCCATGCAATATAAACTGCTTATCGTAATTCTTTACCTCTAAAGCATAACGTTCAACTGCACGTATTAACTCTTCCTTTGAGTATTTATTTAAAATTTTAGAAATATATCCAAATGACTTGGTTTTACCTTTTTTGTTAGGGTAAATATTCCAGACATCTTCAATATCTTGCGATGTATATTTAATATTTGTTTTATTATCTGTGTTTATATTTGGTATAGGTTTGCCCAAATGGTCAAATCCATTTGCTTGTTTGGGTAAATCCATTTGCCCATTTGGGAAAATGGAATATCCCTTTTGGGTAATTGCATACCACTTTGTTCTGTCATAATTTTGCTTATTATAATTACCTGTTATTAAATATCCATCATCAACTAATTTTTTTAATATTCTAGTTATCTGTTTATTAGACCAAAATGGGAATAAACATTCAAAGGCTTTCACACTGTTATAAGTCCAGTAATTATCATCATAGAAATGCTTATTGTTCGCTTTATTTTTAGCTATCCAATAATAAATATTCTGTAGCATTACAGCGCCATCTACACCAATTGTTTTCGCAACTTCTGAATTAAAAGTATAATTCATTGCTTTTACCTCCTAGAAACCATTTTTTAAAAAATCTAATGCATTTTGGTTTGGATCTTCTAATACAGATGCATTTATTTCTACATCTACATCAGAAACTTTATTTAAATCTATTTGAAATTTTGAATTACCATCATGTGATAATTGTGTGGTAATTGTATTATCATTTGATGATAATTGATTGATAATAGTATTATCATTGTATGGTAATACATTGGTCATTGAATTATCATTGTGTGATAATGGTGTGATAATTGTATTACCATCATGTAAAATATTGTTATCTTTATCTTGAATATAATTAAATAGCAAATCTTTAATAAATTCAGATGCATTATATTGTTGTTCTAATAAATCCAAAATCAATTTTTCTTTTGGATTATCTGAATTAAGAATTATTGTTTTTCTTTTTCCTTTAGCCATTATTTTCACTGCTCCAATACTGTTTGCTAAATACTAATGCACCTTTCACGTTTGAATACAATGGATCATCTAACAAAACACATTGTTCAGGCAAAATATTTTTTATTATGTCTTTTAATACAATAGATCCTCCACCAGTAAAGAAAACTTTATAATGATTTATATTTACTGCAAGACTTATTTCATTTAAGATATCATTCATAAAGTTTGCTAAATCCTTTTGAGATACTTTTATGTCTTTTCTTTCTATTGCCTTTTCAATATCTTCTAGCTTATATTGTTTATCTGCATTTAAATTTTTTAGTTTTAAGTAGAAATCTAAAATTCCTATTTTATATGTTTCTAAAATTTGTGCTTTTCCATAATCCATAGCAACAACATTTGTTGTTCTTCCACCAATATCTATAATTAATACATTTCCAGCTTTTATCTTTTCATCAACTAAAGAATAACTAGCATATCCTTCTGGAACTACAAACACATTTTTTATATTTACTATCATGTCTTTTTTCTTAGCAGCTCTTACTGTAAATTTAAATTGCTTGTTAGTTAAATCAGTTTCATATTTTTTCTTATGCTGCATCTCACTTAATGGCAATAGTAATGTTAAATTAGTTTCAACTTTATCTTCATTGGGATATAATTTTGCAATTCCATATAATAGTTGTGCCTTATAATCTTTATTGGTTTTTATATATTCTTTACTGAATATACCTTTTTCAAAGTAAGTGTATTCACCATCAAGTAAAATATAATTAAATCCATCTGGATAAGATTCATAACTCTTACTTAAATTACTTCTAAAATTTATAAGTGTGCCTTTATCATTTATTCCTTTTACATTGTTATTTCCTAAATCTAAAACTGTTATCATCTTTACATCTCCTTAATATTTTTATATAATGGAGATAGGAATTGCAGTTCCTATCATAAATATTTGTTGTTGAACCTTTATGTAAGGTTCTTTTTTATTACAAACTATAAATAATTTCTTTAATCTCTTTGTATGTGTCTCCATATTTTTTTAATATGTTTTTATATTCTTCTGTATCATGTTTTGTCACAACTGAATCTGAACTTAATTTTCCAAAATCCTCTATCAGAGTAAGCAACTTATTCTTATCTTTCATATTCATTTTTATCCCTCCTTACACAAATTACATATTTTATAGTTTCCACAACAGAACTTAAGTAAATATACTTGCCTAATATCTTTATCCACAATTTCATTGCGTAACTTCTGGCTATTATGAATAAATCTAGGACACTTTATCTCACACATTATAATCACCTCACATATAAATTTTTATGTTGAATATTATCATAAAGGCTTTTCAGCCTACTCATCATTTAGTAATTGCTTTTTCACCTTTTAGAATTGATAATGCATGATCTAAGACTTGCAATCTTAATTTTTCTGGGCACAATCTCATTGCCATTTCCACTTGTGTCTCAGCCATTAATTGCTTAAAAGATTCTCTATCTTCCACTTCAACAGTAATTTTTATCTTATCCTTTTTCATATAAACACCTCATAACTTATTCGTAATCATTGTATGGATAAAACTCTATTGTGTTACTTTGCAAAATTTTAATGCCATTATTGCTTCAACAACATCATCTAGTTCTTTCATTATGTTGTTCCACTCTGGTCTCTCATTATCATCAATGATTCCATCATAAGTAATTTCAAGCATTAAATCTTTGCACCTTATAAAATCACTTACTTCTTTTTGCAATCTTAAAATAGCTATTGGTAATTCTGTAATTTCGATATTAGGCAAATATTTCTGCCCAATTTCAGCAGCTGTTTTTAAATGTTGATATGCTAAATATTGAGTACCATATATTTCAATCATTTTAATAACAACTCTATCTGGAGGTATTCTTTTCCCTCCTTCATAGGCTCTTAAACTATCTACACTAATGTCTAAAAGTTCTGAAGCCTTTTCTTGAAGTAAACCTGTACTCTCCCTAGCTATTTGGTAAATATTTCTGTACTTTTGTACCATTCATTTTTTCCTCCTTATGTATTAAAATCTTATTGTGTAGTCAATTTGTTTACTTTATTATTAAAAAAAATATCCTCAATACTCATATTGAAAAAATCAGAAATAAGTTTTGCTTGTTCTATAGACATTTTTCTTTCACCATTCTCTAACTTAGAATAACCACTCTTATGTCTATATCCAAGTAACTCTGCCATTTCATCTTGAGTAATTCCTTTGTCTTCTCTAAGCTTTTTAAGTTTAATATACATACATTCACCTTCTTTTTAGTAGACAATTTGTTTTCTTAAATACAATATAGTATACATTTTGACTACTGTCAATACTTTTTGTAATCTTTTTGTTTACTTTGTTTATAAGTATACAAATTGTATACTATAATAAATATATAAAGGAGTTGATTCTATGCCATCTTTTGGTGAAAGATTACGTGAATTAAGAATAGAAAAAAATCTTACCCAAGAAGAACTTGCCAATAATTTTGGACTACACAAAACAAGAATATCTCAATATGAACTAAATAAGAGGCAAGCTGATGATGAAATGAAAAAAAAATTTGCTAAATACTTTAATGTTTCACTTGATTGGCTAATGGGGTTGACTGATATTAGAAACTATACTGATGATCCAAATATCACTATTGCTCTACATAGCGATACTGATTATGATGATCTTCCAGATGAAGCTATAAAAGAAATCAATGGATTTATTGATTATATAAAACAAAAATATAAAGATAAATATTAAGAGGTTCTTCATGAACACCTATTTTTAAATCTAATAATATTAAGGAGGTTTTCTTGTGGAAGAAATATTAAATAAAATACTTTCAAAATTAGATTCTATAGAATCAGATGTTAAAACAATCAAAGATAGTCAAAATAGTATAGAACAAAAAATTGATTCTATTTGTAATCAAACTGCTGATTTAACTGAATTTAGAACTGAAACTAAAGATAAATTAAATAGTATTTCACATGATATAAAATTTGTTAAGCATAAGGTTCAGGAGACCGAGGAAGATGTATTTACTATTCAAAACCATTTGAAAATTATTAAATAAGGTGTTCTTCATGAACACCTATGTTTTTTAATTTAAACTGTTATTTTTTATTTAATTTTCAATTTTAAGAGAGGTGTACATATGATATTTTTAATAATTATTGGCTTACTAGCCTTATTTATTATGAATAATTCAAAAAACAAATTAAAAAAAGACTATGAATCTAAACTTTCTGAAAAGAATGCAACTATATTAGAATTAGAGAACTCAAATAAAAATAAAGATAGTAAATTATCAGAACTAAGCAAGTATGAATGTATTATCGATATTGAGAAAAAATGCAATGATCTATTAAATGAATCTGCTATAGAAGCTGATTTAATAAAAGAAAGATATAAATTTATATTATCAATTGCACAATTAGAAGCAAAAAAAATAAAAGATGATGCATTAGAAGAAAAGAAAAAAATTGATTCTCAAATTAAAGAAAAGAAATCAGAATATGAAGATATTATTTCTACATCTATGAGTCAGAGCAAAGAAATAATTGAAACAGCTCATAAAAAAGCTGAGGAAATTGCTGGTGATGCATATAAAGCATTAAAAGATTACGCTAAAATGAAAGATAAAATAAAAGCTTTAAAAAATGTTATTGAAGGTTATGGAAATCAATATATAGTTCCAAGTAGTAGTGTACTTGATGATTTAGCTGACGACTTTGGTTATACTGAAGCTGGTCAAGAATTGAAAAAAGCTAGAGAAAAAACTAAAGTCATTGTTAAAAATGGACTTGCTGCTGACTGTGATTATGTTGAAAATAACAGACGAACAACTGCTATTGATTTTGTTACAGATGCATTTAATGGTAAAGTCGATACCATTTTAGCAACTGTTAAATCAACTAACTATGGCATATTAAAACAAAAAATATTAGATGCATTCACTTTAGTTAATAGTTTAGGTGAACCTTTTAAAAATGCACGAATAACTGATAATTACCTTCAAGCTAGACTTGAAGAATTGAAGTGGGCTGTTGCAACTACTGAATTAAAGGAAAAAGAAAAGGAAGAACAGCGTGTTATTAAAGAACAGATTAGAGAAGAAGAAAGAGCTAGAAAAGAATATGAAAAAGCTATAAAGGAAGCTGCTAAAGAAGAAGCACTATTAAATAAAATGATGGAAAAAGCAAAACTTCAACTACAGGAAGCTAGTGAACAGCAAAAAGCAAAATATGAAGCGAAACTAATTGATCTTCAAAAGAAGCTACAAGAAGCTGAAGAAAAAAATCAACGAGCTCTATCTATGGCTCAACAAACAAAATCTGGACATGTATATATTATTTCAAATATAGGCTCATTTGGTGAAAATGTCTATAAAATTGGCATGACTAGGCGTTTGAATCCACTTGATAGAGTTAGAGAACTTGGTGATGCAAGTGTACCATTTTCATTTGATGTACATAGTATGATTTTCAGTAATGATGCTCCTAAGCTTGAAAATGAACTACATAAAATCTTTAGTAATCATCAAGTTAATAAGGTTAATTCAAAGAAAGAATTCTTTAGAGTTAATATAAAAGATATTCGTGAACAATTAGAAAATATGGGAATTGAAGCTAAATGGACAATGCTAGCTGAAGCTAAAGAATATAGAGAAAGTTTAGCTATTGAAAATGAAATGAACTCTACTACTGAAGAATATGTGAGCTAATTAATATAATGTTCATCAGTAACACTTATATTCAAAATCTATATTGTTATTTAATTAATTTTTATAACCTGTTATTCGTCAAGGTGTTCTTCATGAACACCTTATTTTATTTGTTACTATTGAACATATGTTCTCAATATATTATAATATATACCATAATTTACATGGCGGTGATATACATATGAAGAAATTGAATACTATTTTTTCAATAATTGAAAAAGAAAAAATAATTCTTGAGGAAATCCAAATCAATTTTTCTGATTCTAAAGGAATATATTTAAAAATACCGAACATTCCTCCTACTATATGTGTAGATAAATCGATTCTTTCTTATAGCTACATATATATTTCTATTTTAGCCGAAGAACTTGGACATCATTTTACTACTAATGGTGATTTGACTGTTAAATCTAAAAATTATTCAGAGCAACTATATAAAAATAAAAAAGAAAGACTAGCAAGGATATGGGGTGCTAATTTTCTTATAAGTGATGATGAATTTGTACAGGCTCTTAATAGCTGTATTTCGACTATTGATGAAATGGCAGAATATTTTCATGTAACCCGAGAAGTTATACATTATAAAATTTCTTCTATAATTTCGGACGAGCTTAAATATATTAATATTAGAAATAATTTTATGACTAGAGAAATACCATATAATTCATGTGCAATTTAGTACTATTCATACTTATTTTCAATATAAATATGTACTCATACTCGATTAACTTATATGATATTAAAACTTACAATTAATAATATACATAATATTCGGAGGTAATATAAATGAAAGCTGCTATCTATTCAAGAAAATCAAAATTTACTGGTAAAGGTGAAAGTATAGAAAATCAAATTGAGATGTGTAAGAAATATGCTACTGATAATAATTATACTGAAATTTCAATATATGAAGATGAAGGGTTCTCAGGAAAGAATACAAATAGACCAGAATTTAAAAAAATGATGAAAGATGCAAAAGCACACAAATTTGATGCAATAATATGCTATAGACTTGATAGAATAAGTAGAAATGTTTCTGATTTTTCTACCCTTGTAGATGAATTAAAAAAATTAAATATTGATTTCATATCTATTCGTGAACAATTTGACACAAGTAGTCCAATGGGAACTGCTATGATGTTTATAAGTAGCGTTTTTGCTCAGTTAGAACGTGAGACAATAGCTGAACGTATTCGTGATAATATGTATGAACTTGCAAAGACAGGACGCTGGCTTGGAGGTACTCCTCCATATGGTTTTATTTCTGAGCCAGATTATTATTTAGATGCTAACGGAAAACAAAAGAAAATGGTGAAGCTCTCTCCTGTTAAATCTGAAACAAATCTTGTAAAATCATTTTTCGAAAGTTATTTGAAGCTTGGAAGCCTAAGTAAACTTCAAAAACATCTTATAATAAATAGTATTAATACAAAACGTAATGTTGCCTGGGATGTTAAAGCTCTTCAGTTATTACTTAGAAATCCTGTTTATGTAAAATCATCAGAACTTGTTATAAGCTATTTAGAAAGTAAAGGTGCAACTGTATTTGGTGAGCCTAATGGAAATGGAATACTAAGCTATAATAAAAAGGACTCTAAAGATAAATATAAAGATATAAGTGACTGGATTTTATCAATTTCAAAACATGAAGGAATAATAGACGATCTTTTATGGCTTAAAGTTCAAAAGCAGTTAGATAGAAATAAAGATCTTGCCCCAAGACTTGTTAGTAATAATTCTTCTGGGCTACTTAATAATATTCTTTATTGTAAAAAATGTGGTGGAAGAATGATACAAAAGCAAGGACATATATCAAAAAAAACAGGTGAAGTATTGCGATATTATGTATGCTTAACTAAAACTAATTCAAGTGGAGTTTTATGTGATTGTAAAAATGTGAGAGCAGATAAACTAGAAAATGATATTGTTGATGAATTGCTTAAAGAAACTACTGATGAAAGTGATCTAATATATACAATTGAAAATTATAAAGAAAGCCTTAAATCTGATATATATAGTAAAAAAGATCTGGATTCAATAAAAAAACAGATTTCACAAAAACAAATTCAAATCGATAATTTGCTTGAAAAAATATCTTTAAACCCTAATTTATATGATTTGTTTGAAAAAAAGCTTGAAGAATTAAACAGTGAGTTAAAATCTTTGAAATTCAAAAAATTTGAATTAGAAAGTTCTAATGAGAACACTAAACTGGCAATTAAAGAAATTACTGCTTCAACTGAAATGATTTTAAACTTTTCAAAATTATGGAAAAGCGCAGATTTTCCTATGAAAAAATTATTACTAAATACTTATATTGATAAAATTATTTATGATTCAGATACAAAGTCAGGAAGAATGAAACTTTTTAACAGTAAAAAAAAAGGCGCTCTTTAATGTAGCGCCCAAATGCTCCTGCAGTAGCTGCAAAATCTATATTTGTAACCATATTTGCATCTGTCTTTGGAATGATTCCATTTTGCTTCATAGCATATTCTAGTGCCATAGCTGGAACTCCTGCAAGACTCTTCAAATACATATTAATTTTCCAATTGCTTGGAGATTTAAATCTAATATAAAAAATGACAGTATAATTAACACCACCAAATAAATATAACATTCCCCAACAAACTAATAATAAAAGTGTAGTTACTATATCAATATTGACAGTAACTACGCCAAAAAATCGGCTCAGTCCAAAATTGGATTGAGCTTTTTCTTCCTTACCAGTAGGTGTCATAAGAACTGTAATAAAAATGTCGCAAAAACTAATTTAATTCTTGTTATCATCCTATTCCTCAACAGTTCTAGCTTTACAATGCCTTTTATTTTTTTGTAAAATATTTCTTGTTACACTTTTTGTTACACCCTAAACCCTCTCTATTCCTTGCCTTTATATATATATTATATATATT